CGGGGATTCTCCGTCATACCATTTCGCGGAATAGTCTTGAGTGACCCTTACCCTGCGCTGGATGACTTCAAGGTCGGCGGCGGCGGTAATTTTACTCTTCTTCATTGTAGGAATCACGATCTGGGGTGAATTGGGATTCGATTTCCTCAGCATCAATTTCTGCATGACATTTGGGACATTCCTCTTCCCACAATCCTGTTCCGAGATAGTAGTGAACGGGGAACTCATGCTGGCACTCTTCATTCTTGCAGGTGTGGTCAATAGTCATTGCGGCGGTTTTATAGTTGAAAGATGTGATCTAGGTGAGAGTCAAGAGCGTGTTTTGCGGCGGTTTCGCTGGCAAGGATCTCTTTCAATCTCTTTTCTAGGATTACGGTTAAAAGGTGGATCTCCTTTGCTCTTGCGGCGGAGATTTTAATGGTGGACAACCCGTGATGTTTGGCTTGTGATATTTCACAACGGAGCAAGGGTTCAATGTTTGCGACAAGCTCGGCGGCGGTTCTGATGGCGGTTTTCGTTTGCTCTGGTTTCATTAGATCATGGATTTTAGTTTCTCGATTTCTTCGGCCATGCGGTCGGTGTTGTGTATTAAGCGGGCAAGAATAGCGTCTATGGACATATCCTGCTCGGGTTCTTGATCATGCGTTTGCTGGTCGTTTGCGGCGGTTTCTGGTGCGGTTGTCGTGGTCATTGTATCAAGTCGGGTTGGGTTTCTGTGCTGGTGGTTTTCTGCGGTGGTTCTGGTGGTAGGGGTTGCCCTGCTAGGTTGAAGGGCATTTGATCCTCTGGAATAAGTTGGAACTGGTCGGCGGGGTTTCGGGTTTTCATAGGGTGACAAGTTCACGGGGAATCCATCGGGAATCTCCTGCGGTTGGTTCCTGCGACAAAGACACAAGGATCTTCTCGCCTTCGTCCAATAGCAGGAAAACTTGATCCCCTGCTTCAAGTGTTACGTTGTAGGGCATTACTCTTTCGGGCCAGAATTTTACGGAGTGAAGGAGTCGGGCGGTTTTCATGGCGTTGCTCCTTTATCGCGTGGCTTTGTCGAGGGCATTCAATAGCCTTCCCTTGATCATGGCTCCGTCGTCCATGTGTCCGTATAATGGGTGGCAAATTTGGGAGAGGGTTTTTTGTACGGCATCTGCTAGGATTTGGAGTCGCCATTGTGCGTCTATTCTGGTCTGTCGTTCGTCGTGAAGTTGTGCGGCGAGAGTTTGGGCTTGTTGTGTTGTCGTGGTCATTGGTCTTTCAGTTTCTTTTATCCTGGCCGGCGTTGGTTATTGTCAGCGTACGACCTTGGAACAGTCGGCGCGTTGGATGATGTGGGAAGGGTTTTCCCCTATCCATGGGTCGTCAAGAATCGCTTGCAATGCGTCAAGCTCGGTCTCGTAGAATCTTGATCCATTGCTCAAAGGGGATTCCCTCCTCGTTTCGGGCCTGTTCCCATTGGTGGGAGAGGTCGCGGAGTTCATCCATCAAGCGGTTCCTCTGCTGGTCGTGGATCTCAAGGATCTTTTCGACTCCTCGGATAATGTGCATGATTTCGGTGCTTTTCATATTTCTAGTTGGTGGCAAGGTAGGCGAGACGGGCGGCTAGGATCGAGACAAGGGCAAGCAAGACGCTGGCAAGCGTCACAAGCTGCCGGGTGCGTTTCTCTATCAGATACTCAGTCAAGGCGGGGCTTGGGTGGTTCATGGGATTAGTCAATGCAGATTGCGATTCCTCGGGAATAGAAAGCATTTACGCTTTCCCCTGCGGGTACATCGGTCGGCCTAATAAGGTACAAAGCGCACCCTCTAGGGTCGGTCTGCTGGTAGTGGGTCACTCCCTTACCCTCTAGGATTTCGGCAAGGCGTTTCAATGCACCCTTTTCCTTGTCTGGGTAAGGGTATCGGTTTTTCGTGTAGTGATGGACGACAAACGGTTTCTCCGTTACTTCGTCGCGCTGAATATCTCCGTTGCATTCCAACTCGTGCCAGCGGTGAAGGGTGCGGGAAATCTTCAGCAGTCGATCCGTATCGTCCATTGTGAAGCCTAGCAGGGCAAGGCTGTTGACTAGGTGCGTGTATCGTTGTGCGGTGCGTTTGTTCATGGTGTTCTCCTTTTGGGGTTGGTTGTGTGATGGTCATTCATCACGGCAATCATCATTGCAGAATCTTTCAACCATTGCAACAACTATTTCAAGAATCTTGCAAAATCTTTTGTCATAGTGTTTATCAGACTCTAAGCGTCACAGATTGCAAGACACTTGCATCATGTAATACACAAGCAAGACATCCATCAAGCAATGATTTCTTTGCAAGACATCAAGAATCTCCTTGACTTTTCACCCATGCAATCCTTTATAATACCGAGCGCAGCAGGCGCGAGGTTTCAACAGTGACTCCACTCTGAGATAGTCAATCCTTCCCACACTATCTCATAACACTCCGAGAGTGACTGACCCTCAGAAAGGGCACGTTGGCTTTCGGTGTGTCTCTACGTTGACAAGTAAACTTTACCTCGTAAACTCCTCACCCATGAAAAAGCGACCACTCAACACAAGGCAAAAGCGTTTCGTTGATAACTACGTCATCAAGGGACTATCCATCGCTGAATCTGTTAGGCGTGCCGGTTACATAGTCCGTTCCGACCGATCTGAAGATTACAGTTCAGTAGGATGCAGACTCTTGAAAACACCTCGTGTCTCATCAGAGGTTCAGAAATTAAGAGAGAAAGCCTTCGAAAAAGATGCTCTATCTCTAGCTGAAAAGCGGTCATTTCTTGCTCGTTGCGTTCGCACTCCAGTGGGGGAACTCCACGAAGGGAGCGACCTTGCTCAGGAGCTAGTTATCACCGAAGGCAAAGAGGGAACTTCAAAGAGGGTAAAAGGCGTAGACAAGCTGAGAGCGATCGAGATTGATTCCAAGATAGCCGGGGATTTCTACGCAGACCGGGAGCCTCAAGCGCAAAACCCGTTCCTGTTCATCGTCTCGCTTAGTAAGACGGAAGCACAGGGGGAAAGGATTCTACCACCGTCAGGTCCTGTCATCGAAGCGCAGACTCTTCCAGCAGAGTAGGCTCTCTTTCCAAGGAATCTCTTACGGGTGGGGGGACCCCCTGCAACCCCCCCCTATATGGCGGTCGCATGCGACAGGCCCCAATGAAAAAAAATCCTATATTGGGAGTTTCCCTATTTAAAAGATCCTTTTAGGATATGGAGTAGATGCAAGTTGAGTTGACAGGTAGGAGGGTAAATTGTAAAGATGGTATTAATGACATTGAGATACCCACCTGAGGATTTTAGGAGGCCGAGTATAATGTTGTTGAGGAGTTTGGTACATGAGTTGGGAGAGGGGGTGAGTAGTGATCCGGGAGGGTATGGAGGGATGAAGCAGGAGAGGAAGAGGTTGACGAAGGTATTGAAGGAGAAGATAGAAGATCCTAGGTTGAGTGATTGGGATAGGGATATGATTAGGAGTTTGGAATAGGCTTTACAAGGTCTGGGAGGGTCTGTAGCGTGTTTTGATTATGACTGAAGGTGAATTACTCATTACGCTTTTGAATGCGGCTACGATTGGTCATGTATTGCATTTGAGGAGTCATAGTTATTCTGAGCATAAGGCGTTGGAGAAATTTTATACTGGCATGCCTGATTTGGTGGATGGTGTGATTGAGGCATGGCAGGGTAGGCATGGGATGTTGATTGATTACCCTGATCAGGAGGTTGAGATTTCTGGCAATAGGGATGCTTTGGAGCATGTGATGTTTTTGAAGGTATTGTTGGAGGAGGAGAGGTATGTGTTGGGTGAGGAGAGTGAGATTCAGAATTTGGTTGATGATATTGCTCAATTGATTGATTCGACTATTTACAAGCTGACATTCCTTAAATAAATTTTGGGGGAGGCAATGAGGGCTGGACTGATAAACCAGAGCGACCTGATCCTCCCCCGACCATTTTCCTAGACAAGAAAAAAAATTTCGTTAAGCTACGCTCATTATGCCCTGTCCTCCGCAAGTCCCTATCAGCATTATCGCTCCTGTAGCTGGTGGTCAGGGGCCGTTGATTTGGCAAAATGGGAATCAGATTACGAGGTTGACGAAGCCTTTGAATCCTAGCTGGCTTGTGTATGATGGCAGTCAGACTAGGTGGGGTGACGGGAGTGCTGCTGCACCTATTTACCTTCCGAATCTTCAGCAGGTTGCTTCTACGAGTATTAATTATGGAGTTGGTTTGACTCCACAAGGGCAGGTTGCGGCTTTTGCAAATACTACTGTTAATCCCAATAATGCTTTGGTTACTGCTACAGGCAGTACTACTCCTAGAACGCTAGCCAACCGCTTCGCTGATGTGGTCAACGTTAAGGACTTCGGTGCTAAAGGTGACGGCACTACTGATGATACGGCTGCAATACAGTCTGCTTGCGATTACGCTAAAACAAATGGAAGAACTGTAAAAGTTGTTGCTGGTACATATCTTATTTCTTCAAGTATTTTTGTTCAATCTAGTTTTATTGGTGATGGTGAAAAATCAACTGTATTTTTGCTTAAAACTGGAACGCAATTTATTATTCCAGCAATTATTGCAACTGGAATAGGATATACTGCGCCAGTTTCTTCGTTTGTATTCAGTTCTAATTTCAACAATACTTATTATTATGCTTCAGTTGGGGGTATTTTAGCTTTACAAACAGCAAATAATAGGTCTTGCCCTTGGGGAGTAGAAATCTCTGGCTTTGGAATAACTTCACAATCAGGAGCAAGAGATACAGTTCAACAAAATGGTTTAATTCTACAACATATTGCCCATGTAAATATTTCAACAATAGAAATAAGTAATCTTAATGGGTTTGGCGTTGTTGAAGACGGTCTTCAAGATTGTGTTGTAAGTAACATAAGTGTTGAGCGTTGTGGGGCTGGAGTTGATGGAGCATCTAAAAGTATTTCGACAACAGCACAATATGTTATTGATCAATTTTGGTCTGCTGGAGGATTTGATTCTACTGCAAGAGTTACACATACCTATATTCAAGCTGAAGAATCAGTTTGGCAAAATATGTATGTTGGCATTACTGGCAGTTCAGGAGCAGGAAGGGGTGGGTCAACGGAAAATACTTATGTAGGCATTCATATTGAACCAAAACTTAGTAACCCTTATGACAACAGTTTTGTTTCTGGACTTTTAGATACATGGGTTGGAGGAAGTTTAGCAAATTATAATGTAACTATTGCTGTTGGAAGAACCAAGTTTATAGGAGTAGATGCAGGAGGTACTAATTGGCTAATTAAATCTGATGCGGCAGAAAGTGCATTTTTCTCTAATTGCATTGCCGTAAATTTCAAACATTACACAGGTCTTGTTTATATTGAAAATACAACCGGAACTTACACAAGCATTTTATACTCAGGAAATGGATCTTTAAAAGCTGTAAATTGTAATTTTACTAATTTTACTCACGCTAATAATTGGGAAGTTTATCTTAGCAATTGTTCGGTTGCCTTTGGAACTACCGGAGGTAACATGACTAAATTTAGGATGAATGGAGGTTCGGTAATTTCTGCTACAGGAGGAATTGCTGAAGGCATTTACACGGGCGTTACGTTTTTGCCTTCAGTAATAGATTTATCTTACAATTTACCTAATTTTAATTCTTGTAATTTCCAAGCTGTTTCTTTTAATTCAGCAAATTACAATCCAAAGTTTTTTGGATGCATTTTTAATTCTACCGTAGATGATGGTAGCGGAGGCCAAGCCTATTCTGCATCAGAGTATTATAATTGCGTATTTTATAATAATGTTAAATTAGGAAATGGTAATTCCAAAGTATTTAATTCTGTTATTAATACAGGTTATACTATAACTGCGACACTTAAAATAAACAACTATAATACTTCTGGTTCTTCAGCTTAATTATTAAAATTATACCCCCACACCTCTGCCTGTGAGCAAGTGCCAAAGGGGGTTCTTTTTTAAAAGTAAAAACCCCGCCTAGCTCACAATCTAAGCGGGGTTTTCTTTTCTCCTGTTTCCCCACCACACCCATCATGTGTGATGCAGAAGAAATTATTGGCAAGTTTTACTTACCACAGAAGTCGCATTCCTCTTCTTCGTCTTCGTCTTCCTCGTCTTCAATTTCAAACTCAGCATCATCAACGTCATCTTCATCTTCAATCTCAATGTGATCATTGATGTATTCAAAAAGGCTACTGAGAGTCTCGTGAATATTAATCAGGACTTCCTGAAGCTGTTCATTTTCTTGGATAAGGTCTTCCTTGTTTGGCATATGTTTTTGGGGTTATGGTTTACTGACCGAGCCGAGAGTATCCAATCATAAGCCAAAGTCAAGATTGGCTACGGGACATGGGATCGAACCATGACTAGATCGGTCAAAGCAATCTGTGCTACCTTTACACCATCCCGTAATTAATCTTTCTTTGGCCTTCCACGATCCCTAGGAATGTTTGGTCTGTTATTCCAGACGGCCCTTCCATAGATTGTCTTCTTTGCCAATTCTTCAGGCAACTTCAAAATGTAATGCTTCAACCAGAGCTTTTCCTCTGGTCCCAAATCTCCAACAATAACCCCAAAGTCTTCTCCCATATCTGCCAGTTTTTTTGCCGCATCCAATAATTGTTTTTGTGTATTCATTTATTTTGTAAAAAGAGCTTGCTTTATAAAAAAATTCCTCTATGTAGGGCTTTGGTATGAATAACCTATTCAACAAAGAAGCACTTGAAAAAGTGTGCAATGAATGCGGGGGAACTGGCCGTGATTGGTACGACGATGCCCAAGGTGAACCATGCTGGAAATGCAATGGCACAGGTCACGTTGCTACCGATGAGGGGAAGGCCATCCTTCAATTGATTGCTCATCATCAAGGGCATCTTCTCCAATTCGCTTAAAGTTTGGTTTCTGTGAGCGTTGCTGTAAAGTGACGCATCATAAAATCAACGAGATAGGCAAGAGCCTCATCCTTGCCTTCCCCCTCCTTTACTTCACATGACCGTAGGATTGAATTGGCAATGTGAACGCATTCATGGGCAAGCAGTCCAAAGCACTCGGCATCATTTTGCCATTTGGACAAAAAAATGACATGATTATCACCCATTACAGATAATCCTCCATTTGGCTTAAAAGTTGGGAAGGATTCTTTAGTTTTAGTAAACTTTTTGTTGTACCAATACTCTGCTTGTTTTTTTGTGACAGGCCATACTATCCAGCAAGAATCTTTCCACAGGTCTATGTGCAACAAAAAAGATTTCATCACAAGAGTCTGTAAAAGCTCTTCATGGTTCTGTGTCCATTTACATTGACACAAATCTTTTTCTTTTCAATCAATCCTTCTTTTAGATTCTTGCTAATTTTGAACCTTGTTTGAGTTTCTTTCAAACCTGTAATTTCTTTTATCTGTTCTACAGAAAGCCAACTATCATCCAGCGTTTCTTCGCCATTAAAAATCTTTTTCCATTTATCGGTATCTCGGATTGATTGCAGTAGTTCAGCTTCGGATGGGTGTGGTTTCTTCTGGTGCATATTGTATGAGTTTGGTTGCTGGAAGTTCACCCTCTTCACATCCTCTCCAATCAAGGATGCCAAATCCCGGTCTGCAAATAGAATCTCCTACAACCTTGTGACCATATTTTGTCAACAATTGCCATGCAGGACTTACCATAAAAATGCCATTACCATCATTAAAGATTCCTCCCGTGTGCCTATGGCCTCTTAAATAAACTGTGGGAACCTTATGGCCGACACGGGAGTAATTTTGACGGGCATTGCCCATGCTTATAGACATGGCTCCAGCTTCAAGGTATGCCCTAGAACTCGTTGGCATATGGTGGGCGACATCAATCAGCGTACCATTGATTTCAATCAATCCTTTGTCACCTAACCAAATTGCTCCAAGTTCTTTGGCTATCATGCGCTCCCAATCACCAACGTGACATTCTGTTCCTGCCGTCATATAGGTTTTGACGGCCATTGATGAAAGTTTCTTGAGGCATTCAATAGCAGCTAGGCTATGATCAAGATTGAGTGCAGCAACAATCTCATTGCTTCCATGATGACGGCCTTCAATGCAGTCACCATTTACAATCAGAATAAATGGATCATTTTTAAAATGCCTTTTAATCTTCTCATCTTTATCCTGCCAACAATCCCAAAGCCAACTTTGATGAAGATTGTTTCCTAGGCTGATTTTATTGCCTGTGGAAGTAATGTGATTGTCGGGCCAAAGGCCAACAACTGAACCGCAATGAAGGTCGGATACAACAACTGCTCCGACTGGTTTTTTAGTCATTTGATTGGTGCGGCAAGTGTTGAGGAGGTCTGTCAGCGACAAGGTTCTTTAACAGGGTGCTGGCATCACGCAAGCTAATTTCTTCTTCCTCCATCATTTTTGCCAAAAGCTCAATCAACTTGATCCTTTCGGTAAGATGATGCAAATAGCTGATAAGATCCAATTGTTCATCTCGTAGGTTTTTTGCATACCAAGCTGCTCCAGCAGTCCAAAACTGTGTTCTATGCTCGGTACTTCCTTTGATGTATTTATCAAATCCAGCAGAAAATGCCTCACACCAAATATTGGAAGCATCTTTCTCTGGTGTCATAAAACTATTTTTTTCTAGGCTTTCGTTTGGATTTCTTAGGAACTCCATATCCGACTCTAGCAGGGCGAAGAATTGCATTTGGTTTTGCGGAATTTGTGGTTGCTGATTTCACTTCTTCTTGCCCTTATGATGCCATTTGGCAGCGTTGGCTGCAAACGTAGCCATCTTTCGTACAGCAGGATTTTTGCTGTGCTTCAATTGCTCCGTGGTCTTTCCTGTTTTCTTTTTGATCGCGGTGAAGCGACCCTTGTGACTTTCTTTGATGTGGATACCGCTTTTCTTTGTAGCCATTTTATTTTGTGGTTATGAATCTATGCCAGATGTGGATTGGAGTAATGACTCCAGCGACACGGCATACATGGCAACTTTTATCATGTCCACTACAAATTTCATGCAAGCATTGAGGACAATACCCATTGATAAAAGCTATGAATCCAACAAATCGTTTGAAAATAGATTTCATTAAAAAGTGATGTGCATCACTTGGCAGGAGCAATCTGCTCCATTTTTGTCTGCCTCGTCAATATCTGCAAAGATCACAGAGTTGTTAAATTTGTCCATCGTCGTGAGCATCCATTCCATGCTCTTGCGGTATTGATGATACTCTGGTTGGAACATACCACTGATTACAATGTTCTTGTCAGGGATACGGATAAGGTTGGTAGCACCCGTAGCCTCCATCTCTTTTGGAACGACAATGATGTTTGCCAGCTTCTCAAGACGCTTAAAGGATTCAGAATCAATACCAGAACGGCATACCATGAAGTTTTCTGGGTCAATTACATGGATGCAACAATCCAGATGATAGAGATCATCGCTGATCATTTTCATGGGGATGATTTCAATTCCAGCTTTTTTGGAAATCCATTCTTGTGCCTTCCAGTCAGAAAACTTTCCGTAGCCACCAAAGTACGTTTTATCTTTCCAATATTTTGTTTCAGCTTCTCCCTCCCAAAAATGAGGAGGCTGAAGAACTGTATAACCCATCTTCTCAAAGAATCTACACCCCGGTTCTTCTTCAATTTGGCGACCATCGGCACTCATTTTTGCAATGAA